ACAGCAGGAGTGCTATTTACTATCACAACCCTATGGGTCTGGATCTGTCTGGCACTCCTCTCAATGAAAGTTTGATCACTCTCAAGACTCTCATTCCCTATTTCCGAATAGCGAATGATCTTCAGAAAGTTAATGTCTGTATTCTTACTGATGGTGAAGGAAACAACCTAAGCTATGATGTTGAGTTGAATGAGTATGTTGGCAACCGTAGCGTTCAAGCTAACTGTTGCCTTCGTGATCCTAAGATTGGCAGAACTTATCGTCACTTTGATTATGAGATTACCAATAGTTTGACCACTATTCTCCTGGAGAATCTGAAAGATAGTTTTCCAGAGGTTAACTTTATCGGTTTCCGAATTGGTAATGGCGGTGATTTCAGTTCTCTGTACAAAGGTATCCATGGTTGGAATCACGATCATGATGCTGTCATGAAGAAGTGGAGGAAACAAAAATCCTGGGAACTTAATGGTCTTGGATATGATTCTCTCTATGTTCTCGGTCAAACTACACTGTCTTCTGACGTTGAGTTTGATGTTGAACAAGGTGCTAAGAAGACTGAGATCAGCAAGTCCTTCCGTTCAATGCTCAAGGCAAAGACGACCAACAAAAAGATCCTGTCCTCCTTTGCCACGGTCGTTTCCTGAACTGTCCACTCTGCCCTGAGTCTGCCCCACTCTGCCCCTATAATTAGTTCATCAACAAACAAAGCACAATGCCCCGTCCCGCTCACATCGATATGATTCAACTCTTCGCTTACATTGAAGAGAACTTTGGCACCGAGGTTGGCACCGCTGCTATCAAGGCAGGTGCTGAGCACATGGGTTATTCTTACGCTACTATTTGTAATCGTATGGAACCCTACAAAACTGGTCGTGGTAAGTGGAACCTGACCATCGAAGAAGCACGTGAGCAATTGGAAGAGATGGTTGCTCCCGAACGGGAAGATCGTAACCTTGTTCCCCAGAAAGACGATGGTTTCGTCCCGTTCGGTAACTTTACCGACCTCAAGAAAATCCTTGGTTCTGGTATTTTCTACCCTGTGTTTATCACTGGTATGTCTGGTAATGGTAAGACTTTCTCTGTTGAACAAGCATGTGCTGCTCTAAATAAAGAGTTGATTCGTGTAAACATTACCATTGAAACCGACGAAGATGATCTTATTGGTGGGTTCCGTCTTGTTGATGGCAACACTGTTTGGCACAACGGACCTGTCATCGAAGCTCTGGAGAGGGGAGCTGTGCTGCTTTTAGACGAGGTTGACCTGGCATCCAATAAGATCCTGTGTCTCCAATCTATCCTTGAAGGCAAGGGTGTGTTCCTTAAGAAAACTGGTAAGTATGTCGTCCCTGCTCCTGGTTTCACTGTGGTTGCTACTGCCAACACCAAGGGCAAGGGTAGCGATGATGGTCGCTTCATCGGCACTAACGTTCTCAACGAAGCATTCCTTGAGCGATTTGCCCTGACCTTTGAGCAGGAGTATCCTACCCCTGCTGTTGAGGCAAAGATCCTTGGCAAGATGTGTGATGACGCTGAGTTTGTATCTCGTCTAGTTGATTGGGCAGATATCATCCGTAAGACCTTTAATGATGGTGGTATTGATGAGATTATCAGCACCCGTCGCCTGGTACACATCATCAACGCTTACAAAATCTTTGGCAAACGGATGAAAGCAATCCAGTCTTGTGTCAACCGTTTCGATGATGAGACTAAGGAATCATTCCTTTCCCTCTATGAAAAAATCGACGACAAAGTGGAGGAATCCGATGAAAACTGATACCGAGTTCCACGGTTATCGTGGTTGTATTGCCGTCCTTAAGGACGGTCGATCTGTTAAAATCCTTGATGGTGATGGACTCAAACTCTATGTTCAAAGTATTGACGGCAAAGTGTTTGAGTGCTATCATAATCAACTGGAAACCATCTTTTCCGAGTAATATGACTTTTAAATATAATGAAGACAAGCTCCTTCAGGAGCTTCGTGATTACATTGCTAGCACATATAACCAGCACTACTCTGCTGGCAATGACAGCATTCAAACTTTAGATTTGATTGAAGCATGTGGTGATGCCGAAGCATTTTGTCGAAGCAACATTCTGAAGTATGCTTCACGCTATGATAAGAAGGGCACTGCTCGTCGTGATATCGTAAAGATCCTTCACTACGCTTTGCTTTTGCTACATTTTTCTGATAAATCTACTACCACTGAGGAGTATCCTAATCGATGAGTCAACTTTCACTTACGCCCCAAACTACATCTGTCCTGAAGAACTTCTCGACAATTAATGGATCTATTATGATCCGTGAGGGTAATGTGTTGAAGACAATCAGTGTTGGTGAGAACATGATTGCTCAGTACACTTCTCCTGAGATGTTCCCTAAGACCTGTGGTATCTATGACCTAGGTCAGTTCCTCATGGGTCTGAGTTTGTTCCAAGATCCTGGTCTTAACTTTGACAACGATGAGTATGTTACCATTCGTGGTGGTCGCCGCTCTGCTAAGTATTACTTTTCCGATCCTGAGATCACCCTGAAGTCTGCTCCAGAACGTGACGTTAAGTTCCCTGGTGCTGACATGGAATTCTCCCTGTCATCTGAGGATCTTGTTCAGCTTCAGAAAGCATCTGGTGTTTATAGTCTCCCCGATCTTTCTTTTGTCTCTACTGAAGATGGAACTATCAGTCTGAATCTGTGTGATAAAGAGAACGACACTGCTAATGCTTACACTCAGGAGATTCAAGGCACTGCTACTGGTGCTTATGAGTTGTTCCTGAAAGTTGAGAACCTGAAACTGTATCCTGGTGACTACAATGTGAAGATCTCCAGCAAACTGATTACCGAGTGGCGTCATGCTAATCTCGATCTTGTATACTATATTGCTCTCGAACCATGAGAGTGATTGACAACTTCCTGACACCATCATATGCTAATTTAATTGAATCTCAACTTCAATCAGATGGTCAAGAGTGGTACTTTAAACCCCGTAGTTCTGGACAACCATATCAACAAAATCAATCTCCAGTAGAACACGGATTTAGTTTACTTCTCTTCAGTGAAGTTGAAGGTGGGTGGACTAACACATATGCTAGTATGATGTTAAAACCTTTCCTGTTACAGGTACAAGATACTGTTGGTGCTCAACGACTTCTTAGAGCACGTATTGACATGACGGTTGCTAATACTTCTAGGGTATTACATCCAGCTCATGTTGATCTAGCAGGAGTCAAAAATATTACTGCCATATATTATGTGTCAGATTCTGATGGATATACTATGGTGTATAATGAAAAACGTCTGTGTGATGAGTACACTGTCCAGAAAAAAATTGCTCCTAGGAAAAATCGGTTGTGTTTCTTTGATGGAGACTATTACCATACTGGTCACTCTCCTGTACAGCATCCAAATCGTATCTTGATTAACGCTAATTTTATTTGATTATGAAAAAATTTCTTTGGGTTGAACAGTACCGTCCCAGCAAAATTGCTGACTGTATCTTACCTGAGAATATCAAAAAGTCGTTCCACGGGTTTGTAGAACAGGGAGAGATTCCTAACCTGCTGCTTGCTGGAACGGCAGGCATTGGTAAGACTACCGTTGCCAAGGCACTGTGTGACGAGATCGGTGCCTCTTACATCGTCATCAACGGGTCTGACGAGGGTCGTTTCCTTGACACTGTGAGGAATCGGGTCAGGCAGTTCGCTACAACGGTCTCCCTGACCTCTGGGGGCGCCCACAAGGTCGTCATCATTGATGAGGCAGACAACACCACTAACGATGTTCAGCTGTCTCTCAGGACCGCCGTGGAGGAGTTCCACAATAACTGCCGCTTCATCTTTACTTGTAACTTTCCAAACAAGATTATTGAACCACTACATAGTCGTTGTACTGTAGTTGACTTTAAGATCAATACTGATCAAGCAGTCGCTCTACAGGGAGCATTCTTTACTCGTTTGAAAGAAATCCTGGAGGAACAAAATGTTCAGTACGAGGACAAGGTTCTTGCTAAAGTGGTTAAACGTTATTACCCTGATTGGCGTCGTCTTATTAATGAATGTCAGCGGTTTGCTGCCACTGGTAGTATCAATTCCGCTATCCTTGCTGATGTTGCAGATATTACTATCGATTCTCTTGTATCGTCCTTGAAGAATAAAGAGTTTACTGTTGTACGAAAGTGGGTAGTTGATAATATTAATAATGATCCTACTACTGTGATGAGGAAACTCTATGATGTTCTTTACGATAAACTCAAATCAGCATCTATTCCTGAAGCAGTGTTGATCATTGCCAAATATTCTAGGGACATTCATATTGTTCCTGACCAGGAGATCAATCTCTTGGCATGTCTAACTGAAATTATGATGAGTTGTGAATTCAAATGATTAGTAAAAGCGAATTAATGCACCACCGACTCCAAGCGTGGTTGAGAGAAAATCAAAGTGATGACGTTGAGTATCTTGGAGAACGTCCAGATATTTGTGGTGAAATGAATCACTGGTATCGCTTTGGTGAACATGAAGTAACTGTTGATTGTGTGGAGGACATTGAACTTGTCGGAGAAAGTTAAGACCACACCAGAAAACGTAGCAGAAGCACACGAAGCTTTGTTTCATGCTACAATGAATCTACCTGCTGCTGCCGCTCATTGTGGCATGACACAGAAACAATTGAAGTTAACCTTTTGGGAATACCTTAAATATCATGCCCCAAACTTTGAAATCACTGAAGACGCCACTTCGATATCCAGGCGGGAAGAGTAGAGC